ATGGCTAAAGTATCCTACTATCTCAAAAACGTCAAGGCGGGCGGCGAGGCTCCGCTATACCTGAAAATATCACACGACTACAAAAGCTCCCTCCTGCTTGTGGGCAAGATCAGGCCGGAGGACTGGGACGCAAATCATCAGACGTTTGTCGGGCGGAACACAGTATTCCGGGCGCGGCTGAAGAATCTCGCCGCACAGGCGGTGGACATCATCACTGACCTCCGCTATTCCGGCGAACTCGTCACGATGAGCGCAGGGGATGTCGTCAACCGAATCAGGCAGGAGGCTTTCGGAGAGAGACGTGAAAAAACGGGCGGAGACTTCTTCTCCGCCCTGAAAGACTACCGGGACTCCTGCATCAAACCGGGGACACGCGAGGTGTACGACCGCACCGTAAAGGCGCTCGCCGCCTTTGACCCCGAAATCGAGCGGAGGACGTTCAGCGACCTCAACCGAGCCTATCTGGAGCGGTTCGAGCGACATTGCAGGGATACCATGTCAATCAACTCCATCGCTATCCTGCTGCGCAACATCCGGGCTGTGTTCAACAAGGCTATAGATGACGGCAAAACCGACTTCTACCCATTCCGAGCCTTTAAAATAAAACAGGAGGAGACGAGAAAGAGGGCGCTCACCGCCGAGCAGCTGGCGTGGATCCTCAACATGACGCCAGCTCCCGGATACGAGGAGGCGAGAGACATCTTCTTGCTTTTGTTTTATTTAATCGGCATCAACCTCGCCGATCTGCTCGCTGCAAAAAAGACCTCCGTAAAAAACGGCTACCTCAACTACCGGCGCGCCAAGACCGGGCGGCTGTATTCGGTGAAGGTGTCGCAGCCGCAAGGCTGAGGCGCGCTGTACCGGGCCACCTTCAGGAAACTGTCGGTGCCGATCGCGCTGTTCAGCCCGTTGCTGTTGAGAGCCGCCGCAAGTGCCACGGCATCAGCCACCGCGCTTGACGTTGACTGCGCCTGAGGGGCGGCCTGAACGTCCACATACTGCCTGACGGTCGGGGCGTTGGTGTTCTGCCAGCTTTCGCGAGAGGCCCTCTCGGCGAGAAGCACGCTGGTCAGGTTGGCCACGGCCGCGGCGTTCGCGTTGACGCTAGCCTGCGCGCCCGCTGATGTGCAGCCTCTCGGCTATCATCCCCGGATAATAGCCGCTCCTCCTGAGCGTCACCACGAGCAGGTGCCTCGCGTCCACGATCTCCTCGCTCTTGGACTTCGACATTATGTCGCGCTCCGAAATCCCCGTGACCTCGCACACGTCACGCAGGACGCTGGCGAATATCTCTGACTTTATCATATCTTAAAAGGTTTTAATTTTAACGGTACGTGTAAATACGGGCGGATGGGCATCCGACCCGATGAAATGGCCGCACACGCAAAAGAAAATCGGCGGTGCCGATATTTCAAAGAGCGTGCGGAGAAAGCACGCCCGCTAAAGCCGGAGATAGAACCCTCCGGTCACGCCGAGTCCGGCGTTGACCCTGCCGGAAGGGGCTACGAGGACGGACGGCCCGACAGCCACGCCGAAGCCCCACCGCTTCGGCGTGGCTGTATATCGCTTAGTGACAATCTTTGTCTCCGGATAGACCTTGACGAACTCCAGCTCCGTCCTGAAGCCGCTGACGCCGATGTCGTAGTTGTCGCCACGGTAGCGGCTGAACACTATCGGCACCTCGACCTCGACGGTGTCGCGGATTTGCAGGAAAACCGTGTCGACCACCGATGTGGTATCGTCGGCGAACCTCGCGAAAGCCAGTCCGGACAATGGAAGTCGGACGGTCTCCACCCTCAGAGGGGTGACGGAGAGCGGAACCGGCCTGTAGTCAACGAACGTGTCGCGGATGACAAGAGTGTCCACCCGCTCCAGCAAGGATGGCGTGACGCTCCGCCTTCCGCCGAGGACGCCGACTCCAAGGGCGAGCAGCAGCGCGGCCACGAACAACAAGGTCGTTTTCGGTCGTTTTCGGTCGTTTTCGGTCGTTGCCATAAATTTCTATCAAAGAGTCCCCCGCGCCTCCCGGCGGGGAGGACTGAATGAACAAAAAAATTAAAACCAAGAGTAACAACCGCCCCGATTATGGCCGGGGCGCGGCCATGATCCGTCAGTCAAGGATCTCCCAGTCCTCCAGAAGGATATCCGACTGCGACGCAAGCCATCCTGTCAGCACAGCCTTCCTCCCCGTCGAATCGTGGGTGAACATGCAGATGGTGCCAAGCGCGGGAATCTCGCCTCCGTTGCCTTCGGCAAGGCTTTTAAGGAGAGGATCCTTGCACCACTCCGCCTTGACGACAGCCTCTGGTTTGAGCCATAAAAACATCCCTTTTCCGTTCCAGCCCTTTCGGGCAACTCTCTTGCCCTGCTTCAGGGCCTCGATAGCTTTTCCAAAATCCATAATAAAATAAATAAAATGTTGATTAAATGTCTTCGATCCGGCTATAAATCGGCTATAAATCGGCTATACTCATCGCCTCACTCCTCCGAGCCTGTCAGCCCACCGCTCCGTCCAGAAGTGGGTGTAAGGCTTGTACTTTTTCTTCCCGCAAAGGTCGTAGTGAACGGCGGCGTGGCAGAGTGACTGCAAGCCTATGAGCGGAAGATATAGCGGCCCGAGCATCCTCGACTGCCTGACGTGGCCGAACTCGTGGTCCACTGTGTCGTGGCTCGCGAACCAGTTTACCACGACATACTCTCCCAGCGCCACCGCCTTGCCGCTGGCGAGCGAGGATGTCCTCAGATACCTGACCCCGCGGATGAGCTGACGGCTTGACTTCCCCATCGCCTTCCTCTCGTAATACATCCACACCGCCTGCCCGGCGATGTTCTGCGGCAGCTGCCACGCCCACATAAGAACGTAGGCCGCTTTCTTTAGTAAATCTCTCATAATCCGTCAATATTTTAGCGTAAAACGCAAATTAATTGTCAAAAAACCGAAAAGTCAGAGCCTTTGTCCCTTGTACCGCCTGTTGTAGAGCAGTTGCCGCCGCTGCGGCCCTCCCCTGCGATGGCTGATGTGTACGAAATCAGGATAGAGGATCATCTGGTCCACCTCCCTCCAGATCTCCGGCGTGTCCCTGACAACCTTCGCCAGCTCGTGTGGGTCTTCCGCCGCGATGTCGGCGGCCTCACCCTTGACATGCTGCGATGTGGCCACTCCTCCCACCGCCCTGTTGAGATCCGGGCATCGGTAGCCGCTGTTGATCCGCAGCGGATGCCCAACCCTGTCACGGAGCGGCTGGAGAACCGTCTCCACAAGTTCCTTCACCGCGTCGCGCACCGCGAACGAGGCGATCACGTTGCAGATACCTCTGCTCTTCGCCGTCGGCGAGGCCTCGAACTCGCGGTAACTGAAATCCTTACTGATTGTCCCCATCGTCTTTTGCCTCCTTTTTGTTTTCCCCTTCTCCTTTCTCGATGCTGACCGCCCCCTCGATGTTCGCCCCTGTCTTTGCCTGGACGACGGCCTCGATGACCTTCGCCGCGTCCACCTTCACCTTCGCCTTGTGGCCGAACTTCCAGAAGTACCAGTTCTGGGCGATGGAGATCAGCTCCACGCCGATGACCACCAGCATCAGCCCCGTCTCGATGACCGTGTAGCCCGTCGCCACGGCGAGGCTGGAGGCCAGCACCGCCCAGCAGAAGTACTCCACCGCCTTGCCTATCGTGCGGCGTATCGCCCGGCTTATCCTGATCCGGTCGCCCTTGCGCCGGGCGGCCCTGATGCCGAACACGAGGTCGATCAGGATGACCACGGCGGCGATGACGAGGTATGGTAGCATCCTCTCGAACGACTGCTGGAAAAACAACAACAATGTGGCCGATATGCCCGTGCCGACCACGACACTCCCCGCGGAAGCCTCGTCCGAGAGGATGTGGGCGTAGGAACTGTCCATCATGGTTAAACTATTTATGTCGATGATCATGTCTTATCCTTGTTCTATAGTCGTATCCTCCCTCTGGGTTACGGTACAAGTAGCATAGACAGTATTCCCATCAGTGCTTACCAATTGTACAGTACCGGTTCTTGAAGATCCGGTGTCATTTGGCCCTGCCGCCAGCTCAAGTTCGGTGTCGCTGGATCCGTCGCTGACATAGCACCAGTCCGGAAGAGTCAGTCTCCAGCCGGCGCTGTCTTTGTCTGTTATATTGAAAACCACTGCTTCGCCGCCATCTCCCGCAAATGTCAGCGTAGCCGGGAGATTCCACGATGGGTCTTCGACTGATTCTGAAGCATCCTGAGTACAACTGCAAGTGGCAATTGCATCTCCGGCAGAAGTTTCAAGAATGAGGTAAAAGGTCCTCTCTGAAGAAGTGTTAACATTAGGTGCCAAAGACATACTCTTATCCCCGGAACCCCTTATTGGTAGTGAACCACTAACTACTGCAGTGCCTGTAACATAAGAAGGACCCTCGATAATCCAACCAACATTATCTGGATCAGAGATATTCAAGTCCAAGCCTGCTGCAGATAGATCACTCTGACCAATGTTGTCAAAGCGGAATGTAGAAGGAACATCCCAAGAAGGCATAACTAGAGCCTCCTGATGAACAGATATAGATTCTATAGTAAACCTATTACCCATACCCGTAATGGTTATGCTAATTACGCCATCTCTTGTTGAGCCAGTGACATTCTTATCCACAGTAGCTTTCAAAGTTAATTCGTCAATGGTTATCCAAGAAGGTGAATTTCTAAAATTGTAACTAAAACCATCAACGTCCTTGGTAGCACCCGAAGTGTAAGTAGCTGTTTGTTTTGGGCTTAAAAGGGCCTCTATATCTATCTCTTTCCCGCTCCCTGGTGAGTTTACAGTTGCAGATGTAGTATCAATTGATGAATAGGTTACCTGATTAGCCTGCTGGTATACATCAATACTTTGGGTAACTTGAGATCCATTCCAGTTTATAGTGGCTGTAACTGTGTCAAGTTTTGTTCTGGCCTTGATGGTTGAACCAAGATTCGAACCGTTTACCGTTTTAGACAACGTAATGATAACATCTGAGGATGTTATAGAAGGAGTCTCGGATTCTCCCGAAGAATAATCAATCTTGCCTGAAGCTGAGACAAAATTTGGTGAATCGGCTGAGCCACCAGATGCTGGGATATCGTCTAATGAAACAGAAGCAGAGCTTAAAGTGTAGGTAGCTATGTTCTTATCCTGAAGTACATAATCATCATCCTCTATAGTCTGACCGTTAATCTCAATAGTGATCTTGATAAAAATATTACCACTATCCTGGGTAGTCTGATTAGTCTTTAGACTAGCCATGGTGATCACTCCAGTGGTTGGATCAAGTGTCCAGTCAAATGGAGAAACTGGACCTCCATTGACATAAGCATAAGTAACTGTATGAGTATCTTCTTGGGTGAGTGTTCCACCGCCAGAAGTTTTACCATTCCAACCCCAAGGAATAGAGAATGTATAGCTTGGCGAGATCGTTCCTCCTGATGCAGGTATACGCCACTCGTAGTATATAAGATTTACATTGGGAGTGCCGTAAGTCTTCTCACCTGTTGCTTGGATAATAGCGACGGTTTTAGAAGATACCCCAGTATTACCCGAATCAGTGAGCCTGAAAGTAATATTCTTAGAACTCTCTGTCTGATTCTCCGCCACGTCAAAGGAGATCTCAAAAGTGTAAGAGCTAGATGCCCCAGGATCACCCGATATCTCATGAGAGGAGTTCCCGTCCCAAGAATAGGCCGTCCCGTTTACCTTCAGGGCAAAGTTTGAAAGTAAAGATGAATCAGTGAGATTAGTCAGCTTCAGGGATGGTGAGTTGCTGGTGCCAGTGATTTTCACGGTGCCACCAAGAGCTGTGACAGAATAGGAAGTCTTGTCTACTGTGATAAACTCGCTAGCCCCATTCTGCGATAGAACCACATGATCAGAGGCTCCACCAGAGGTGACTCCTTCGATAGAATCTACTCTGCTTATCCTTCCTGTGTGGGGACTTGCTTTTAGTAATCTTGTCCCTGAGCCACTTCCTGTAGACCCGGATACTACGGTGATCCAACTTGGTTTTGCCATGATGATTCTGTTTTTAGAACAAAATTAGAAGATGAGAGGGGTTTCACCCCCTCCCACCTTATGACAGTCTTATTCAAGAGTCCAGCTGTCGTTTGACTCTATAGTGAGCGTCTTGGATTCTCCGGCAGCCACAAAAGTGAGGCTCTCTGGAGTGAGGTTGATGTAGGAAGAAGACCCCTGCTGATTAAACGTGAAGTCTCTGGTGGCAGTCTTGCTTCCCTCGCCGGTGACAGTAACCGTCACAACGAAGCCTCCACGAGGAGCCGTAGTAGGGTTGGCTCCAACAGAGACGATGCCGTCAGAAGAGAGAGCAAATCCCGTTGCGGCGGTCTTGACCTTTGGACTGAGATCAAAGACAACCGCAGCAGTAGTGCTGGCCTCTGTTCTGGTGGCGCCAGAAGTATAGGTGACAGTCTGCTTGGCGCCAACATTGGAGTTGTCGGTCATGTTTCGGCTCTGGGTACCGTCAGCCTTGAGTGAAACCTCTGTGGCAACGGCAGAGTCAAAGGTGATGTCACCGTAAGTGGCGGTATTGGCTGCCTGGTATACATCTACAGAAGCGGACTTGGTAGCTGTGGTCTTCCAAGTAACCGTAGCAGTGAGAGTGCCCTTCTTTGTTCTGTTGGTAACAGTAGTACCAAGTGAAGCAGCTGAAACTCCCTCACTAAAGGTGATGGTACAATCATCAGAGCCGTTGGTGAGGGCAACATCACTGGTGACTGATCCCGAGGTGTAAGTCTGTGAACCCTTGGCTGTAACCGTAGTAGAAGATACTGAACCTCCGGAAGCTGGGATGTCAGCTGGGGCAGCCAGTGTCACATCCGTAACTGCATAAGTAACGGAATTGGCTTGCTGACTAACTGTCACTTCCTTGGAAGCGGACTTGCCATTAGCCGTGAGGGTGATGGTCACTGTTCCTGAAATTACCGCACCAACAGTAGTGCCACGGGAAGCCGCAGTCACCTTACCTGTTGCGGCAGCAATAGTAAGGGCTTCTGGCCAGCCCGTCTTAGTTGCATAAGCAACAGTGCCACCGGTAGTAATGGTGCCACCCCCCGAGGTAACACCGTTCCATCCCCAAGGCTGGGAGAAGGAAACAGAAGGGGCATCAACGGTACCACCGGCAGCAGGGATTTGCTGATAAGTGCCCACGGTGAGGGTAACAGCACCATAAGACTTGACACCCTTGGCCTGAGTGATGGCGATAGCATCAGTGACAACATCGCCGTTACCATTCTGAAGCTTGATCTCCAATGTTCTGGCAGCTTCAGTCTTGTTCTCTGGGATCTTGACGTCGATAGTGAAAGTGAACTGAGCATCCTTACCCGGATCGTCATCAATGCCAGTGTCAGTCTTTCCATCCCAAGAATCATCATTGACTGCGTTGACTTGGATCTTGTAGGTGGCCCCAGGGATAATCTTGCCCGTAGTCTCGGCCACCTTGATGTTTGCCGTATTTGCGGTACCAGTGATCTGAATGGTGTCAGAACCGTCAGAGTTGCTACCCTTTGCAGCGGCATTGTAAGTCTTGGTCGGCACATTAATGAACTCAGCCTTACCGGCCTGAGAAACGGAGGTTGTGTCTGTTGCACCTCCAGTTGTTTTAGCAGTGATTGTTCCACCTCTCTGCTGACGCCCCGTGTACTCACTGGCGGTAACAGTTGTGGAATCGTCCATGGAACCTGAGCTCTTGCCCAGTTTAATCCAACTCGGTTTTGCCATACTTTTTATGATTTAAGAAATTAATAGATTAACCATTGTTTTGTGTTTAGTCGTTGTATTTAACTCCAAGAGTCCATGGAGCATTAGACTCTATGGTTAGATCTTTAGTGCTCTCTGGGTCCGGGAATTCTAAGTTCTCTGGAACAAGTTTGATGAACTCACTCAGAGGCTGATGCTTATGCATCATCAGAGCTCTAAATACACTCATAGCTTAGGCTTTTGGAAATTCTCCCCAGACAGCCAGAGACCCGATCACTGAGACCACATATATGCGATCAGCTTGAGTGATAGGAGCCTCTCCGTTCATCCATTTGATGGTGGAGTCACCCACGATAGCATGGATGGTTGCTCCCACTTCGATAGTATAGACAGTCTCTTTGTGAGATGCGCTTGCCTGAACAATGTAATCGTCCTCGAGCTCTGGAACATCTACGTAGGTGACACCATCCAGTCTATCGAGAACCTCTTTTAAGGTCTCATTTTTGTGCTTTATCTGATCTGAGTCTGTGACATATTGGCCCGCTAAGGGTCGTCTTAGTTCGCCATAGATCTTGATATAATCTGCCATGATATTCTAAGTTTTAAGAGATAACAATGGTCATAGAGTCAGTCCCAGGAAGATCCCTGGTCCGATAGCACTTATAGGTTCCCAGTGGAGTAGAAGCCTCTACTGGAGCCAAGAACGGAACATCGAAACCACCAGATGTAACCTTATTTATCGACATGGTGTTAGGGACGCAGAGCCACAAGTACTTAGTAGCATCATCATTGTTAAGAGTCTTGGTACCATTGAGAGAAGAGCCTCCCTTAGTCAGTGAAGTGATAGTCAACTCATTTCCTGTAGTGGCCTTAGAGAATCCATAGTATACTGGGAGATAAAGATTAGCACTGATAGACCTTGGTGAGTTCTTTATGGTAGTACTGCCCTTCTTGGCAGTGACTGAGCCAGATTTGTAGCCCAGAGTAGAGAGTATGAATTTTTCTGAGCCCTCAGCTACCTTCTCCAGGGTCTTAGTCTCGCCGTTGAACTGGATCTGGACAGTGTCAGCTACTACTGGCTTAGAGTTTCTGAGAACCCTGAAAGATACACTGACCTCTACTGAGTTACCTGTCCATTCTGCCGAAGACGGCGATATGGAAGCCTCAAGTGAAGTCGGGAAGCAGTAGTCCTGCAACTCTCTTATGGCTCCTGTCACGACTCTGTTCTGCACGCAATTCTCGCTCGTCTCAGAAAGCGCCGAATCGGGAACGCAAGCCCCCCCACTCGTGCCGATTCTCACGGTACGGGTTAAAACATTGACCGTGACGTTCAGCCCCTCGCCGGTCTCCCCCTCTGCGGTGGACTCGATCGTGGCCTCACCGCTGGACTCGACAACCTCGATGAGCGACCTCTCGAACGCCCTGTACCTGCCGTCGGCGTTGCGGAAGGTGATCTCCACGCCGTACACACCCTTCCCGAGCCTCCCCGCCGGGAAGAAGGCGGACACCCTCGAACCCGAGGCGGACACCCCCTCGCCGGGAACCTTTGTGAACGTTGTCACCATGTTCAGCGCCACGTCCGAGGCGCCGGTGAGATCCATCGGGACATAGACGCACTCCTCCGCAGACCAGACCGAGACCACCGCCTCGACCGTGAGGTCGTTGCCGAAGACGATCAGGACCTTTCTGTTGTCGTTACAATCGCATTTGCTCATATTTTAAATATTTGTATTATCTTTGTTCCGGTAACGCGCCCAAAGGGTGCTACCCTCCCGCAACGCGCCCACAGGGTGCTCTCGTCCGGCTAACGCGCCCACAGGGTGCTCCGCCGGATGATTTTTTTATTCAGACACGCCGAAACACATCTTCGACCGTTTCATCCACAGGCCGGTCGACGGATCTTTCTTACCCTGCAGCTCGACGGTCAGCGGCGCGACGTCCGAGTATATGTACCGCGGCACCGCGTTCCCCTTATTGTCGATCAGCTCCATGGTCGTCGGCGACAGCGGCTTGGCCGGATCGACCAGCGCGGTGAACGACGGGTTGACGTACCTCACCGCTATGCCAAACGTCTTCCTGGCGGCGTGGGCGGAGCCGAAACCCCTCGATATGTTGCTTTCCGCCGCCCACTGAGCGTAATTCCTTGTCCACAGCTCCGCCTTCGTGTGGGCGTTGTCCGTCATGAACCTTTTAATGATGAATTCCCTGAGCTCAGAAAGACCCATGTTCACCCCTTCCGCGCCTTTGGACCCGGCCCTGGTGAAGGCGGCGTGATCCGTGGTTTTCTTGTCGCCGAGCGCGGCGAACCAGCCTTTCCTGGCGAGCCTCACCGGCTTGGTGCTCGTGCCGTCGTAAAAATAACGCCTCCGCTTGTTCATCCTTCTGTAGACCATCAACACAGCCTCGTATTTATCTGATGACAGAGCCGGATGTTTGATAGATAGGACATTTCTCTCGATATCTTCCGCTGTGTATCCCCGGGAGATTCTCAGGACAGGTCGGACGCGGAGCCTCGCCTGGCTGTCGATGACCTCCGAGGCCTTCGGAATCCAGAACTTGAAAGCGAACTTCTTAGCCGTGTCCGGTCCCGAGGCCGTGACCTCCGCCGTGGGGTCGCCCCCGGCGATGTAGAAGGCTTCCGCGGTCGGAGTGGCGAACCCTGCCGCCGCTCCAGTGTCGCCCTTGTCGCCCTTGGGACCCTGAGGGCCGATCGCTCCCCTGACACCCTGCGGCCCCTGCGGCCCCGTGTCGCCTATCTCTCCCTTCTGACCAGTGTCTCCTTTGTCTCCCTTGGGGCCAGGATCACCCTTGTCACCCTTTTCGCCTTTGTCTCCCTTGGGGCCAGGCTCTCCCTGCGGCCCCTGTGATCCAGATGCCGCCCCCGATGTCGACGAGCCGGAAGGGATTTGTTTATAGTCGCTTGTTGTCTTTATCTCCTTGTAAGCCAATGCCGCCGCCGGAAGGCTGATCATCGAGATGTCGATGTCGCCGGTCACCAGGTTGAAGTTATACTCCTCGACGATGTAGTCAAGGTTGTCCGCGGACAGATGGGTAGTCCTTACGAATTTCGGCAGCCGCCACGTTGACTTTTTGAAGAACATAACTCCCGAAAGCCTCAACCTCGGCAGAGCCACCGATAGAGCGTTATCAATTGCCATGAAGGCGTTGAAGTCCTGCTCTGGCACTATCGCGTCGGAGATGAACTCCGTCTCCCGGATGACATTCTGCCTTCCTGACGCTATATCGTTTCCGAACTCGAGCGCAACGCCGTCCGCCTCCGTCCGGGCATCGTTGTCGAGGATGACACGTGTCGAGAGGCCGTCCGGGAAGTCAGCCACTTGCAGCCTGACATCCGCAAGCCAGGCATCCGCCGTCCAGACGCTTGATCCATCACCCTTCCGCATGCATCTCGCGCTGAAGCTCCCCCGCGAAGGGGTGAACCCCGCCGAGCCTACTTTCTGCGGAATGACAAAACTGAAGGAATACTCCGCAATCTCGGGAGTCAGCTCCGTATCGTTCGGGTAGTCAGAACCCGGATAGGATGCCGAGTATCCGCCGTTGGTGTCGAAATATATTGCGCGTGAAACGGAGCCGTTTTGGCCGGTTATGAACAAGCCCCATTGCAGCAGTGTCTTTCCAACGAAGAACCCCGTGTTGCGAGCCTTGAAGGTCAGCGTATAACGTCTTCCGGCGGCGAGTGACGTGAACAACACGCCTGCCACGCTGTCTATGCTTTCAGGGGTGCCGGACAGCTGGCTTGGTGGCACTGTCGTCAGCCTGACCGCCGCGCCGTAGTCAGATTCCTCCCACTTCGGCGTGCCTCCTGTCGTTTGGACATTCGACGAGTTGAATGCCTTTGCAACATTGGCGGCATGGATCTCCTCGCTCACCGTCAGCTCCTTCCTTGCCGGAACGATCTCCATCGCAAGGCTTCCGTTGGCGGCGAGATCTGACAGTCCGTCAAGTTTGCCGAATGTCAGGAAGCCCACATTGGCGGCGCTTACATCTGTCTCGCGCATGACCACCCAACTCTCGGTCGCGTAGTCAAGATATAAAACTGCATGAAGGGACTCCAAGACCGAGTTAAGCACGTCATAGCATGTCTCACCTGCGAGGTGGTCGACGTTGACGGTCAGGGAGCTGAGGTGCTTTCTGTCACCTTTCATGGAGCTTATGTATGCCACCTCCATATCCTGCGCGGACGATATGGAGAGCCCCGTGATCTCAAGTAAATCCCTGATCAACCATTCTACCTGGATGTCTCCCGTAGCCTTAAAAGTCGAGTTCTTCAGCTCGGCGAGGTTGTCCGTCGCCGTAAGCGTCACGTCATACGGCGTGTCCACCCATGGCGAAGAGTAGAGTTCCGGTGTGATGAATCCCTGCCAAACGGTTGTGCCGGAGAAGAGCAGCGAGACGCGGTAGAGCGTCGGGTCGGAGGTGTAGAGTTCGGCGAACTCATCCTCCGAAAGGCACTCCGCCGACCATGCGAGCGACGAGCCGAGGATGCATCCGGAGCGTTCGCGCCTCAGCGTAGCCGAGCCGCCAACGGCTCGGCGGTAAACCGCGCCGGTATAATCCTTCTTCGCAACGGAGATGGTGACCTCCGGGCCGTTGGCCGCGTCAAAGACAAACCTGTATAATTCCCCGTAAGCCATAATCAAGTCGTGTATCTTTTCCTGTTTGCCTCGTTGTTCAGGACTGCGACGAGCTTGGAGCCGTCCGCCTGGAGCGTCCCTGTCACGCGCAGGGTCATCTCCCTCTCCCAGCTCCGGTCTCCGGAGTTTCCATTGGAATATCCCGAACTTGCCACGGAGCTCGCCACATAGGATGTGCCGGTCGCGCTGTTTATCGCCGCCTGTAGCCCGGCCTTGGCCGCAGCGCCTACGGCAATGAGGGCGGCGCCGGCGGCTATCGCCGTGAAAGGGTTTGTCAGCATCGACTTGAACGCCTCGGAAGCCAGACCGGCGGACACCATGATCTCGCCCATCTTGATCGCCGCCTCGGCCAAAGGCGTGAGGAGCGCGCTCATCATACCCGCACCGCTGATCTCGTCAAGTCCCGCCACGCAGTTCGCCAGGTACTGGATGGAGTCCGATATGCCGCCAACGATGGCGTCGTTCAGTGCCTTGTTGGCATCATCCGTAGCCTTGATCATCTCGTCAAGAAAAACGTAGTATCGCTGAAAGCTGTCCGAGAGCTTTGACGGGTCAATCTTGGAGAGAAGTCCGTCAATGGCGGACGTGTCGAACTGCGTGAGCTGCTGGAGTCCCTTCAGGGCGGACTCGTCCAGGTTGATCCCGCCCATCAGCCCCTTGCCGTTGTCGGCGCGCGCAGTGAGGCTCGCGGACATCGACTTCAGCGGAGCGGCAATGTTGTCCATGGCCATCTTGTCGCGCAGCTCCAGCGCCTTGTCCATCTCGGCGTTGAACTTGGCGATCTCCGTCATCCCGGCTGCGACGGCCTTGTTTATCCCATCCCGCCACTTCTGGGCCGTCGCAGCCGCGCTGTTAGCAATCTCGTTTTGCAAGCTGGTCATCTCCCTGAGCCTCTGGTTAAGCTCCCTCGACGTGTCCTTGATGGCGGCATAGGCGTTCCGCTGCCTGTCCATATCCTCGACGGAGCTGCTCGCAAGGTCGTTCTGCGCCTTGATGTTATCGGCGAGCTTTTGCTGCATCGCGATCTGTTCGCCGCTTACCTTTTTTTGCATAGCAATCGCGGCGGCCACGGCCTCCTGCCGCACCTGTGTAGTCTTGGACTTGTCCGAAGCTACAAGCATCAGCTCGGCCACCTTGGCAAGGTTGTCCTTCCACTGAATTGACTTGTCCTTCATGGCCTCCGTCGTGTCGAAGATCTCCTTTGCGTAGACCGTCGCCTTTGCGGCTGTCTTATTTGCTTCGGAAATGGCAGCCGCCACCCGTCTTGTGTTCCAAGCGGCTTCCATATCGCCACCATACAGCTTTCCGCTTAAATAAGCTCCGGCGGCAGTTTTGACAGTGGTCCAAAGTTTTGTCGCCCTGTCTTGCTGCGCCGCAGTCCATTTTCCGACGCCCGAGGCATCACTCACCGTCTGCGCGAAGGTGCTTTTCCACGCGTCCGACTGCAAGGTTTGCGATGTACCCTCAACCGTCTTGCGGTAGCGTTCCGCCTCTTCGTTAAGGACCTTGAACGCGGCGATCAGTCCTGTGAGTGCGATTCCGGCGATGGCTCCGGCGGCCACGCCCGCGCCCAGCGCGATCTTCTGAAAGGCTGACTCCCCCTGCGCGGAAAAGCCTTTCAGAAGTCCAGCCACGTTTTTAAGTTTAGAGCCGACCTCGGTTATGGCCCCGATGGGTATGCCCAATGAGTCCTCCACCTCGGCGGACACCTGTCCGACCGTCTTGGAGAACTCCTGTGTTGACTTCTTAGCTGCGGCCATCTCTTTCTTGAAGCCGGAGGCATCCGCGTCAACGCTTACCTTCAGTTTTTTGCTTGCCATCTCACCAACCCCGTTTTTTTATCACATCTAATAGCCTGCCGATTGATCGCTCCTTCTGCTCCGGTGACATCTCCGGCGCTTTCGAATCCTCAACATCCCACGGCATCGGCCAGAACTCCGCCGGATCCCTTATCTGGTCTTTTCTCCGAAGCTGGACATTGAAGAGCCTCAACGCCGCCCCCCTCGCCAGCTCACCGAGATGCCGGGCGTTAGCCTCCTCCCTTCGTCCATAGGCGCGGACCGCCTCCCAGAACTCGCCGACGGGCATGTCGTGGAACTCCGAGCGCGTCATCCCCAGAAGCCCGAAAGCCCAGCCCCGCACGTCAGCGATTGTGACGCTCGCGCGCGGGGCCGTGTCATCTACACTTTTTTTTTGTCGTCCTCCTGCCCTGAGGCTCCCGGGGACAACTCCCTGAAGATGGTGGCGACCGCCTCGGGAACCTCGACGAGCGAGTCCGGCGAGGCGCCGACATCCTCAGGTGTAACTCTTTCGGAGCTTCCCTCCTTACGCAGCCCCTCGTTGACACAGGCCGCCACCAAGGCCGTGCAGTCGGACGGGGACATCCTGTCGATGTTGATCAGGCCGTCCATGGTGTCCCTGCCCACATAACCCAGATAGGCCGCCACGGCGTTGAAGTTCGCCGCCGCAGGATAAAACCTGCCGTTAACCTTGACCTCAACCATGGCTACGATTCTGGGGTCATCGCTCCCGACACCTTGAAGTTCATCGTCCAGCTCGCGGTGTCCTCGGAATTGGAACTCTCGGTGTAGCCGGTGCAGACACAGTTGCCTGAATAGGACTTACCGCCGGCACAGGAATAGACGAACGGAATGACAGCCGCCGAACCGGTCTTCAGAGCCATCTCGATCAAGTCGTCACGTGTCAGCTTTGTTGTCTCTCCCGTCGCGGCAACCTCAACCATCCCCTGTGCGGCGAAAGTGACCTCCTGCCCGATGACCATTGACTGCTTGTTGCCCTGATCATCCTTTGTAATGCTCTCCTTTGTGGTCGGGGTGATCGTGAGATCATCCTGAGTGCGTCCGGCCAAAGTCTTGTTGTTCAGCTTGAACGCTATGTTGTAACCTTCTACCATAATATTAAAAAAATCTAATTGTATTGCGTTATCTGAAACCTGACCTCGCTGCGCCATATCCCCTCCACGCAAGTGTCGGAGCGGGACACCGTGAACGTCCTGAAGGTTCCGTCATTCATCGCTGCCAAAACAGCCTCCTCCACCTTGTCAGCCAGCGGCCTTGTGTCAGCGAACCTCTTGCCATAGACGGTGACCGGAAGGCTTGAGACAATCTTGTACACGCCGTCCTTTGTGCGGAAATATTCCGGCGAATGCTCATAGACGGCATAAGGATAGGCATCTGTCTCCGCCTCATAAAGCGAGATCGGGACGATGCCCTTCACCGCCGCCACCAAAACCTTCCCTATCCTGTCCTCAAATCCTGTCGAGATCATAACCCTGTTTTTTCAAAGACCCCTTGAGCTCCGTCACAAATACAGTCTCCCACCCACCGGATGCGGCCTCGAAGAAGCGTTCAGGGAACTGCCCCATGTCGTTGCGCCTGAGCCTTCCGCTCGCCGATTTCCGGCTCTTGACAGGATAATCAAACCTGTGGCTCGGATCGCGGCGCGCGAGTGTGCCATAGTTGGCCCAGTATGCCTTGAACCAGTCACTGACCTTCTTCCCGCCCGGCTGGTGTCCCTGAGCCTCGTGGCCGTTATACAGACCCATAACCGCCCAAAAGTTGCCGTCCCTCGACATCTTTGCCTTCGACTTGATCAGCTTCTTCCAGCGTGAGGGTATCTGCCTTTTGAGTTTGGCCGCCACCTTGCGTCCAGCTGATGCCATAGCCTTCTTGCCGGCCTTCTGAAGCTCCTTCGGAGCGCCGTCAAACATACGGAGGACATCCTCGACGCCGTCTATCCTTATCGCCTTTGCCATATCACTCGATTGATCTGACGGATAATTTGCAGACCGGCGAAAGCCGCGACACGGGGTCAATCCCCTCGATGGAGTAGGGCACTCCGCCCACGATGACGCGCCACCTTGTCGTCAGTTCGGGAACCTTCCACATCGTCAGTGTCAAAGCCTGACCCTGCTCCAGGTTGCCGTTGTCAATAACCTCGTCGATGTCGCGCTCCACCTTTGCGAACACATCGCGGACACATTGCCAGTTGTAGATCTTCTCACCGGTGTCACCGGCGGTGATCTCGCAGCGCTGCAGCCGCACCCTCGTGTCAAAATCGCCGATGCCCCAATTCTCCATACCTCACAGCTCATAGTTGCGGTAAGGCCGCAGAAGCGCGGCGGATGCCTTGGGGAGTGTCTCCACGCTGTCCAGCGGATTACTGAAGAGCGAGGAGGCTATCAGGAGGATGGCGTTCATCAGGTCATCAGGCACCTGCTCCATTCCCGAAGTCCAGACGATCTCCGCCTCATCGCCCGTCACGGACGGGTCGAAGCGGACGGCGGACGACGACCGCAGCGCGGTCCAGCCCTCCGAAAGCAAAACCCCGTCCACCGCCACGGACTCCACCGCCAGAAGCGGGGAATCCAGGCGGATTTCGGGGGAAAAAGGGAATATGTCGGAGAAGCGGGATTTGAACACGACACGCCCGATCTGATGCTCGGCGGAGCGCACGGCGGCGCAGAGCTTCTGCCGCAGCTCGTCGTCCAGGTCGCAGGAGGTGAGCCTCAGATGGCTTTTCAGCCTTCCGAGACCCTCCCAGAGCATGTCATCGTCAAAATCCCTTCTCATCTCTCTTAGTCGGTCGTAATGTCCACGATGGCCGCGAAGCTATTAGGCTCGACAACCTTGACATCGTTCCACGCGTTCAGCGTCGTGTAAACCTCGCCGGTGCGCGCGCCGGTGTATGGGTCGACAACAATGTCAATTCCACCCCATTGTCCGATGTAGAGATCCTGGAAGTTTCCGAAGATCAGAGCCGAACACTTGGTGGCCGCCGTACCTTTAGTAAGATTCGCCGGCACGAGATTCGTCCAATCAAACGGATAGCCGTTAAGGATTTTCGGTGCCTCATTGGACAGAAGGAAGCGCGCTGTTCCCGGCGCCATCTCTGTGACCTTCAAAACGCCGTTAACCTTTGCGTTTGAAAGGTATGCCAGGCTTCCACGGTTGGCGTTCTTTGAGTTAACCTCAGTCTCCAGCTCGACTATGTGCTTCCAGTCGATTGCACCGCCGTTCGCTCCCATCACCACGCTCCCGATGCCGGAGGTGTTCAGAATGCCGGTAGGCTGATTGTCCTTCCCTGTGCCGGAGATGGCGGCCTTCTCCAAAAGGTTGGCGTGCGCGGAGGTAATCTTATCCAGAAGATCCTTCTCGACATCAAAGGAGGTCTGATGGAGCAGATCCTTGGTTATAGCCACCGAAACTGCTGATCTGTGAGGTGTCATCGACATCTTGGAGTAAGATGTCTTCTTGACATCTGTCTTGGTTGCCTCACCTTCCCACGACGCCTGAATGGCAGACGAGCTGATCGCCGTGAATGTGCCCACAAGATCAGTCAGCACAGTCGCTCCCAAACGAGCCACCACCAGCTTGTCCTTCAGGATGTCAAGATAGCGCCTCTCTCCCTCCTCTGTGAGGTTGCCTCCGTCGGCGGCGGTCGTGTAGTTCTGACCGCTTGCCGCACGGAGATAGGCGGACGGGATGACGTTTCCGCGCCGCTCCAAACCAAGGCGCTCATACTCCTGGGCGCCCATCTCGTCCACCTCTTTCTCGAGACCTGAAAGATTTTGGTTGATGATGCCATTGATGTAGCGCACCAACGAGAACGGCCTTCCGGCCATCCTCTGCCTTCTGTCAAGCTCCCTGTCGGCAGCCCGCTGCGCGGCGGCCTCCACAGCCTCCGCCTGTTCCAGCTCCAGCATCAGCGCCTTGATTTCCGCGACACCCTTCTTCAAGGCATCGGCGTTCTCAGGGCTGTTCTGGATGCCCTTGACCTCCGCGACCTTGGCCGCGAGATCCCTTCTGATTTCCGCTATTTTTCTCATGATTTAAAAATATGTTAAAGCAGAGCTGCCTCCGCCATAGTTAATTGCCTTTCGACCTCAACCGCCAACGCCATAGCCTCCATGTCATCCTTTGACACCTCCTCAACGTCATCCATCCGCCGCAGTTCGGCCATCTCCTCCTCCTGCGCCTCGATGGACTTCTTGAGAGCGTTCGGGTTCGCAGGGATATTGACCACGGAGACCTCGAGCAACTCCTGCCCGGCATAGTAGTATGTCGGGTTCTTACCGTCGACAGCCTCCTCTCCTTTGCCCCAGCTGCCCTTGCCTATCGGAAGGAATCCAACCGATACAGCCTTCAAACTGCCGAACAAAAGCTTGTTGTATATCTTGTCGGCCAGCTCGTTTATCTCCTTTGGCTCAAAGTCCACATCGACATACAGCTTCCCGTCCTTCGTGTAGGCTTTTCCCTTGCCTATGACGTTGTCGGGGTTCTCGGTGTCATTCCAGCCGCCATACACCTTGTGCTGGTAGCCGATGATGCCGTTGCGGTTGAACCGGTCAAGCGACCAGCCGTCCTGGTTCAGCACGGTGCCGTGCGAGTCCCTCGTGGAGTCCGACGCCAGGAACGTGATCCTCCTTGTATCCTTGCCATTTGCCTCTACAACGGCGTTACCAGCAGTCCTGAAAAGTATCTTGTCCATATCACTCTGATTTTTTGTCAATCTCCTTGCCTACCACGCCTGAATTAAGCGGGTAGAGCATGTCGTCAAGCCCGTCCTTGTGCCGCAGTCCCTCAAGCTCCCTCACCTCGTTTCTCGACATGTATCCGTCAAGGATGGCGTTGTGGTAGTAGTTAGACCGCGCTGCGGTGTCACCCCTCAACAGGCCGCCAAGGCCGAACTCCACATCATAACGTCCGACCTCGTCCTCAAAGAACATCTTTGTCCTCAACTCCACCTCCAGACGCTTGATGATAGGCCGCAGGGTGTACTCCACGAACTGGATCGTCTGATGCTCGATGTTGCTGAAGGTGGCGTGCGAGAGCTCCGCTATCATGTGCGGCGGGATGAGCAGGATCCGCGCCACGTCCTGGATGGAGAGGATCTCGCTCTGTATCAGCTGGGCGGCCACCGGGCTGACTGACAACTGCTTGTATTTTATGCCATATTCAAGAAGCGGAGTGCCGAAATTGCCATCAGACGCGGCCTTGAAATGCTCGACAAACTTGTTGTAAGCGTCATCCCCAAGGTTGCCGTCAGTCTCCAGTACCGCGCGTATGTTGCCCTTGCGCGTGTAGAACTCGCTTCCGAACTTCTCCGTGGCAAGATTCTTCCCCAGAGCGATGGCGTTGTATATTACGGGGTTGACGCCGGTAAGCCCATCGAGGGTCAGAAGCATGAAGTGCAGCATGTCATCACCGCTGTATGTCCCGTTCAGCCACGAGAAGGCGGGGTCGGGAATGAGTACGCGATACCACCTCTTCCCTCCGGACAGCGTGGCCGTGACGTTGGACGGGTGCACCTGATGGATGGACACCGGGCTGCCGTCCGCTCCACGGCGGATGACGGCATAGGCGTTGCCCCAGCCCTCCAGCCACGTGGTGACGCAATTCCAGAAGTCGAAAGTGTTGGTGTAGTCGTTAGGTCTGACCGCGACGAGCCTGTAAGCCGGATGATCGTCCGCCGCCTCCAGCCCCTTGTCTGTCTTCCTCTGCACCGAGCGCGGAAGGGACGCTATATTCTCCGAGATAAGTCGGATTCCGGCATAGAACGCCGTTATCTTCATCGCCGTCGAGTTGCAGACCGGAAGGCCATAGTCCACGGGCGGCGGAACTACGACACTGCCTGTCGGGGCGACGGTCACCGACCGCCTCCTCGCACCTCCGAATATGCTGCTGAATATCGACATCGTCCGCAAGATAGCAAGCGGACGGCGTTAAAATGTGGAAAATTCTACCAAAGTGAGCCCTATCGCCGAAATTCCCTCGAATGCCTGAACGTGTCATAGGACGGGAAGCGCGGCTCCCCGAACTCGGACATGAATAGACCGTTAAGGTAGTCGAACACCTCGCGCCTCGAGGTGGTCTGTCTAACCGCCCGGCGGCGGCGCAGCTCCGCCCAGAACTCCCTTGCGAACCCGTCCCTTGTGACCATCCGCCACACCCTCTCGTCAATCTCTCTCATATAACCCGTAAATCGTGGTTTGTATATATAATCTTGCTTTCCTGCCCGGAAGTGGCGTTGAGCCATCCGCCTATGGCATCCACGGTAGCCACAACGCCGTCGATCTTGTTGCGCGAGCGCGCCTTGTCGAGCTTGATGTTAGCGTTCGGGTCGCGGTAAACCACGACGTTGCGGAACATCCACCGGATGACCGGATTCCCCAACAGGTCTATCTCGTGACGCAAGACCGCAGCCTCCAGCCACTTTGTCGGCACGGACATGTAGCGGATGTTCTGCTGGTACTCCATCAGGCGGTCGCAATACCGCCCGAACTTCGGCAGTATGTTCCAGATCGCCCACGGGTCATACGCTATCTTTTTGACATCATACAAGTCCATCCACGAGATCAGCGTCTGAATATACCAATCCTCGTCCAGCGTCTTGCCGGGAGTGACCACAAGCCAGCCCCTCTCTCTCCACTGCCTGTAATCCACGCGGTCGGACATCTCGGCCACCTTGGACTCCGGCACGCAGAAGAGGTAGCGCACGGCCTTGAAGGCCGGGAACCAGAACGCCGCCGCCGTGATGTCATTCTTGGATGCGAGGTCAAGGCCGACATAGCACTCCTGCCCAAGCAGGACGGAGGGGTCAAGCCCCCTGCCGTTGGCCGCCACATCATCATCGCTAATCCACACCTCCGGGGCATCCACCCAGATGTTCAGGTTCTTCGTGCAGAAGGCGGCGAGTGTGGAGCCTCCCTTCTTCTTTGCTTCCTGAAACTCGCTCTCCATATACTCCGGATAAAGCGAAACGCCGTAATTAGGGTTGACCTTGCGCCAGACCTCCGGGTCATCCCAGCGGTCGCCCTCGTCCGGCTCAAAAAGCATTATGAAGTGGTTGTCCTTCTCCTGTATGCCGTTCATCACGTCGCGGAGGAACTCGAGGTCGCGGAAATACGGATAGCTCGTGTCCACACCAGCCGTGGAGATGGAGAACACAAGCGGCTGCCGCCTCGAACCTATTCCCGTCTTGATGACATCATAGATCTCGTTCGTCTTCCACGCGTGCCGCTCGTCGCAGATGGCCGCCTGGGGGTTAAGACCGTCCTTGTTCTTGGTGTCCTTGGTCAGAGGCCTGAAGGAGGAGGCAGTCTGTAACCTCACGATACTACCGCGATACACGTCCGCAAGCTCCGACAGTCCGCTGTGGCGGAGCAGCTCCTTCGCCGTGTCGAAGCATATCTTAGCCTGCTCCTTGTCAACGGCGGCGGCGTACACCTCCGCGGCCGGCTCGCCGTCAAAAAGAAGCATGTAGAGAGCTATTATCGCCGCGAACGTCGTCTTGCCATTCTTTCGCGGAACATAGACATCGGCGTACTGATAGCGGCGCCGTTTTGTCGCCTTGCGATACCAGCCGAACACATTGGCGGCGACGAACAGCTGCCAGTCCTCCAGCCTTATGGCCTTCCCGGCAAACTCGCCTTTGAAGTGCTTCAAAGTCTGAGCGCATCGCACGAAACGCAGGAATTTCGACGTGTCAAAATAGAGATCATCCCGCCTCTTGTCATCCTCGTACCTCTGACAAGCCGCACGCAGCATCCGGCATGATGGTACCGCGCCGGACAAGACGCCCGCCGCATATCGATCCACCCTTGCGAGATATGCGCTACTGCTCATCCGGTCCACCTCCCTCCATTATCAGGTTGATGATCTTTGCGGACGGATCCTCTCCCTCGACCCTCGCCTTTATCCTCTGACGGTCAACAGGAGACAATCCGAAGTTGGAGCCTATCTTCGCCACGTGGCTGAAAAAGCGGTCCATCTGCCTGACGGACGGGTTCTCGACCGTTCCGCAGACTTTGCCCAGTTCATCACGCTTTATCGTATACATCCCGTTCTTCTCCACATCGGCGGCGGCGGTCATATACATGTCAAACTCCTTCGCGAACATCACCAGCTCAGGAAGGTATGCCTGCTCCAGGATACCCAAGGGTATGAGTTGGCGGCAGACGGAAAGATAGATCTTCCTTTGCCTCTCCGTCAGAAGCTTGTAAGACATCGTGCCGCACGCGGCCTGGATGCTGCCGACCTTCCGGCCTTCCAGATTGCCGTCATTCTTGCGTCTGCAAGCCTGATAAGTCCCCTTTAACTTAGCGAGTTGCGCCGGCTGTTTTTTACGTCCGCTTCCAGTACCTCCCATATCTATTTGAGTTTTTGCACATTACAATTCCTTGGCCGATTTTCAGCACTCGCGTCTCCGAAACTGGGGGCGTGGTCTTGGCGAGAATCGGCGGAGAGATTCGAAGCCCCCTCCCCCCTCCGACCGAAAGCGCACGGCGCGCCGGACGCATCCGCGACCGCTCCTGCAATGGCGTTCGCGTGAGTTCTACGCCATTCAGCTATAACAGCTTTGTCCCTGTTACCTTTAGCGATGTTGCAAGCAGAGCAGAGGCTCTGGAGGTTGCTCTCGTCGAAGAAGTCACGGCACACCGGGAAAGGCGTGATGTGGTCAACGACCTCCGCCGCCTTCAGCCGTCCGTTCCTCGCGCACTCGGCGCAAAGAGGGTGCGACTGCCTAAACGCCCTGCTCAATCTCGTCCACCTGTATGTGTGGTACAAGTCACTTGACCTCTCGCGTTGATAGCCTCCGCTATCAGCGTCTTTTCTTTTCTTCGAATCCCACGCAAGCGACATATCTAAGCATCAATTAAACCTCCCGAACACCAGCATTGCCGCGTCCCGTGAATGCTCGGTTGTCCTTCCGGTGTAGCCGGTCACGGAGGCGAAGCTGTCACGCGCCCATTTCGTCGCTCCCCTTAAAGGAGCCACCATCTTGAACGGTATTCTCATCCTTTCCAGGAAATCCTCCCAGATCTTGGCATCACGCTTGATCGACCCGGCGCCAAGGCGGCGCGCCATCTCCTTGCGGACATCGTGTGTGTCAGGCACCCACCTGCGCAGCCTTGCGTCCTCAACTACAACGCGGATGTCCTGATATTCCGCCACAAGCCCAAGCACTCGGAACAAGGCCTCGTCTATCGTCACCGTGTCCAGCGACAGCAGCTCTCTCTTCTCGGAGTCCCACACGGCTATCCCGGTGTTGACACCTGTATCAATTCCCACCCAGATCATGGCCTACCAGTTGTCCTCGTCTTTCACCTCCTCCTTCTTCGGACTAACCCTCCAAGGCTGGAGTGATCCGATGAACGGAAGGCCTCGGACCTGTGTCTCGCTCATCCGCTCGAAATATTCCCGAGACACCTGCGGCTTGATGTAATGACTTGAGCCGAAGTTCTGGTTCGCACTCTCATATGCCGTTGCCAATAGCTGGACATGCTCCAACGGCTTCGAAGTCATCCCGCCGAGGCCGTGGTCAAACTTTTTATACTCGTCGATGACCGTGCCACGCTCGTTGTCGATGGGGATGACGATGCAGCGGCGTGTCGCCACATCCCCCTTGATGTCCATGATTTTTGCCCCCGGGATCCGGTCAAGCTCGATTTTTACGTTGAAATTTCCCATATTCTTCCTTTTGACAATAATTTTAAATTAAAACAGGTCTCCGCCATTAGGGACGATTCGACCAAAAGAGACTCATTCATCCTCCCTCTCCTTGAACGCGTCGGACGGCTCGATATAGAGCGCCTCCTCCACGTGGCGCAGCCGGGTCCACAGGTTGCGCACCTGCTTGGATTTCTGCTGGAACTCCAGACGGTCAACCGAGAGCCGGTCGTCCGTGTCCCGGCACAGCCACTCGATGCGCCGCCACAGCGCACCGACCTCATCCCGGAGGGAGTCGTACCTCCTCTCCAGCCTCCGCGCCGCCAATACCCACAGGAGCAGGGCGGCGGCCACGGACATCAACAGCAAAACCTCAATCATTTCCATTTTGTTTTATTTTCTTTTTTTGTCGATCCGCCTGACCGCCTCGCGCTCCACGTCGCTCAGCTCCCAGACTATCACTTTCTCCGCAGCCTTCCTCTCCGCTTTCTCCGCAGCCTTCTTCTCCGCAGCCTTCTTCTCCGAGATCAGCCATCCATAGCCAAATATCGCCTTGCCGACGGCCTTCTGCGACGCGAGCGCGGACAGCGGCCGCGGAGAGACCTCGTCCCTCATCACGACGAACTCCACCCCGTGCGTGGACAGGTAGCCGAGCATGCTGGAGGTCAGCACCTCCGGCGGGTACTCGTACTTCGGCATCGGAGCGGACACTTCACCCCTGGCCTTCTCCTGCGCATCCTTTATCCTCTTCCTGAGGTCGGGTGCGGACATCGCGAGCACGTCCCCGAAGAGGTTGGAGATGAATCCGGTGTTGACCTTCGCCCCGTTGGCATACTCGACCGGACAGGCGCAAGGGATGTAGGTTGCGAAAGAAGAAGAAGAAGAAAAGAGCGTCAGCTGCGGCCCGAACAGGAAGAAGCGGATCCTCCTGTCCTGATAGAAGCTCAATATCCGGGCGAGGATGCTGAACGGCGGGTTGTCAACCACGACGTCATCCTCCTTGTAGTCATAGGCCTCATAGTCGCCGCCCGGGCAGAATGGCCGAACGATGTTACATCCTTCGATGTCCACCTTCTCCCTCAACCATCCGAGGACTGCCTCGTACACCTCAACGGGCGTGTAGCAGTCATCCGTCGTCAGTTTGGGCTGGAACTTCTCCGTGAACTCGCCGTAATCATCCTTGCCGACCTGCCCCTGAACATACTTGGCCTTCGGCTTGACCTCCTCGCCGAAGAGATCCAGTTGCTTTATCTCATCAGCCATAAGCCTACCTCCTTCTTGCAAACAAACCCTTGGAACCCATCTTCCCGAACATCCAGTCATCCCCGACCGGGTCCGACTGCGCCCCGGTCTTCTCCGCCTTCGGCCTCCTGCCCGCAGACGGCACCGGCTTGGCGCATCCGCAGCTCTTGGTCAGGCCGCCCCTTAGGCTCTGGGCGTAAACAACCCTTTCAGTGCCGCAGTCGCAGCGGCAAAGGCACGCCGTTCTCTTGTGCCCGTCCGTTGATGTTCTGGCCGTCATCCCCAGCACCGTCCATCTCCCGAACCTCTGTCCGGTCATGTCTCCGAATTCTTTCCTTCCGCCCATCCTACCGCATCTTGAAAAACCTGATGAGAGCCTCCGCGTCGAACCCCGGCACCGGCTTGAAGTTCGCTATCGCCTTGTGCACCCTCTGACGCTTGTCGTTGCCCTGCGGATCGCCGTCAACCCTCGAATAGTACAGTATTAATAGCCGCACGATGTCGTCGGCGTAGGACTGCAACGCCTCCGTGCGCTCCGCCATGCCCTCAGGCACGCGGCACATGGCGTAGTCGAACGTCTCGTCAAAGGCCGCCTCCAAACCCTTCAGAAGGCCGTTGATGTTCTTCTTCGCCTCGTTGAAGGCGTGTCTCTTACGCTGCACGAGGCAGTTCATCGCACCTATCGCGTCGAGGGCCCTCGCCATGCGCGCCCCCATCGTCTGGATGCCCCAGACCATCTCCAGCAGCACGCCAAGCGCGGCGTATCCCTCCGCGCTCAGGTCGGTGCCGGAATCGTTGATCAATATGTTAGTCCTGTTCATTGTCAAATAGTGATAACTGCTTGTTTTTCTGTTCTTTTCCGATGATGAAGTCGCAGATGAAGTTCCTGGCGTAGTCTGGGCTTATCTCCGACCTCACCTTGGAACACATCCCCGCCGGGGTGTTGTCCCGTACTTTCATTATAAGCTTCTTTTCCTTGTCATCCTGATACGTATGTCCCCCCCCTACACGGCTCACATCCCACGAACCAGTATGCGGTCGGCTTCACGAAGTGGTCGCCGCGCGTCATCCTGTTCAAGTCTATCAGCGTGGGTGCCGGAAAGTTCTGACCGTGGATAAGATATGGGTTCCCGTACGGGTTCTCAATTATCAACCGCAGCTCGCGCTCGTGGCAAAGGCCATAGAGCTTGTAGAGCAGCCTGTGGAACTCGGAACGCCTGTCCATCCTGTCCATGGCGTAATCAATCTTGCGCCTCATCGTCCAGCCCTTCGTCGGCAGGGCGGAAAGGGTGAAATACGTCTGCTGCAGCCCCTCAAAATAAATGCACGGGAAGAAGGCAATTATTAGGTCATCTGGCGTGATGCCGTCGAAGACCGAGGGCTTCCCGTCCCAGCCGTCGCGGATCTGCGCGAACAGGTCAATCCGGTGGTCGGTCTGACCATACTCATTCTGAATGTCGTAGTCCGCCGCCGGAATCCCCAGCTTTACGAACTCGCCCTTGAAAGTTCCCGACTGCTCGAAGAAACAATACACCTTGCCACTTATCGTCATACCGTTTTCGCCTTAAAGTCAAACTCTGTAATTCATGAATCCACGCCTTGCGCCGTCGTCATCATAGCTCCAGCCCGTATTCCTTGGCCACCTGCCTGATGACATCGCAGCAATAGTCATTCTTCGTCTGCTCAAAAAACGCCCGAAGGGTGATGCTGTCAGTAGGACTGTACCCGTGTCCCTCGCACCATTGCCGCCTTCCGAACTCGCAGGAGCCTGTGAGGACGTGATGCCACTCGAACAGGTCGCCATACTCCTCATCTAATGCCGGGTGTGTCTTCACGAACTCCGCTATTCTCTCGTCCAGCGGCCTGTTCTCCCTCCACTTGGCCTCGACCGCCTCGACCGCCTCGTGCAGCGTGTCACCGTGGGCGAAGAAGTTGCCTCGCTTGGCTATCCAGCAGTCCCTCAGTGTCATGTTCTTTAGCAGCACCGCTCCCCTCGCCGCGTAGCCCTTGACTGCATAGATAAGGGTCGGAACTCTGTCGATGTCATAGACCTTGTGACCGGCGAACTCCTTGACGCCAGAGCCATCGCCATCGCCATCGCCATCGCCATAGCCATAGCCATAGCCATAGCCAGAGCCATCGCCATAGCCATCGCCATAGCCATAGCCATCGCCAGAGCCATCGCCATAGCCATCGCCATAGCCATAGCCATAGCCAGAGCCATCGCCATAGCCATCGCCAGAGCCAGAGCCAGAGCCATCGCCAGAGCCAGAGCCAGAGCCTACTGCTAAAAACCGCTCGATGTCCCTCTCTATCGCCTCCATTCTACCTTCGCCTCGATGTTAGCTATTGCCTTGTCAGAGCAAGGGATGATTTGGACAGCGTTGGCGACTACCAACTCAGGCACGGCAACCGTGATCTTGCTGCGGTCGTTGCACCCTTCCTGCGAAAGCTGCTCCACGGCTGCCGCACCGTCCCAGTACCACACCTTCCGGGCGTCGCCAAGACGGACGTTCAGCCCGTTGGCGTCGCTTGTCATTTCCTTGACCTCGCCGAAGAAGACCCCGGCGCCATAGCATCTCACGATGCACTTCCTTCCGATGTAATTTTCCATCATTTTTGAATTATTAAAAGTTAAACAATAAGTAATAAACTCTGGCCCGGGGCGCGGACTCGAACCGCCTTTTTGATCCTGCTTTACGAGTGTTGTGTCGTTTGTTGTATCCACGTACTCCCGCCGTCCCGTGACGGCCTTCTCCCCGGGCTTCTCGCGGCTCGCGCCGCTACACTGTCCTTCGCTCCCCGGCGGGGAATCGAACCCCGCTGCCGCCCAAACGCCGCTCCGGCGCGCCGGAAGCTCCACATTCCGGCCTTCGGGAAGTCCCTCGGGCGAGCGTTCGCCGCTGGCCGTCGGAGTTAACCACATAATCAATAACACTAATGACTAATTCGCCGCGATAAGACCCGCGCGGCGGCGGGTTTGTCTCATACTTGCTTCGTTTCTCTCTTTCCTTGCCCGTTTCCCCGCCCTCTCGCAGACTTTCGTCCGCAAAACAAGGCTTTCCTCACCTCAACCCGAAAAACACCGTCAAATCGCCTTATTTCTCCTCGCTCTCCTCAACCGGACGGATCCACCAGTCATTCAGGGTCCTTCCCACCTCTATCCGCCCCGAATCCCTCAACTCCGCCAGCCTGGAGAGAAGCTCGCTGTCAGGCATCCCCCGACCGTATGCCCATCGCCTCAGGTCAAGAAGCAGGACGTGGCGGGGCAGGGCGTTCCGGCACCTCAACGCGGACACCCTCCGCCCGATCTCGTCAAGAACCCCCTCCATCGGCTCCAACCCTCATGTCGTCGCCCACCAGCTCGACGTAGTTGCACATCGTGTGCAGCCTCGACCACACCCTGTCGCCGTAAGCCTTGCGGATGGTGGCGAAGCTGAAGTTGCTCGTTATGATCGTGAGCCGCCCGGGCGTGTCGCCCCGCAGCTCCAGGAACTCCCTCATCACCTCCTTGCGGTTGCCCATGTACAGCGTCTCGCGAGGCTCCGAGCCGAGATCCTGGATCCCTATGATCCGCATAGACTGGAAGTAGGCCAGCGACCCGTCCCTCGCGTAAGCGTCGCAGATCATCGCGGCGGACGGGTCCGAGAGACTCCACATCGACAGGGAGTCGCCACCGAAGGTGAACTTCGCGCCGAAGGCGGTCAGCATCATCTTCAGGATCCGCACCGCCGTGGTCTTGCCGCTCCCCGGGTTGCCGGCTATGTAAAGCCCGCGGCACGGGTCGCCGTCAACCCACGCGCCCGTGTCCGGGTCCTGGCACCGGAACGGGAGGTTCGCCGCCCACGCCGAGAGCGCCGAGTAGGCATCCGACCTGCCCGCCGTCACGCGGAAGCCGGGAACCATCTGACGCGCTATCCCCTCGAAGAGCCACCACGCGGCCTCGGACGTGTAGCCCGACGCACTCCTCCTTATCCTCGGATAGCTCTCCGGCACCTTAAGGTCGGAGACTATCTTGTCGATGTAATCCTTTGTCAGCATAGATTTATCTTTTTGAATATCCTGAACTTTTCCTTTGAACATGCCGCTAAAAATCGCCACGGTTCTTCCAGTCGGACGTGGCGTCCATGAACTTGCTCTCTCCGCCGGCGGCGGTCTTCGATGCGGCCCTCTCCGCGTCACTGCTCACCCAGATGCGCGCCTTGGCGTACAGGCTGAAGTACGGGTCGCCCTCGGCCCTTATGGCCTCGCTCCCCGGGCGGTGGGCGCACCAGTGGTCGAGAAATCTCGCCCTCTGCTCCGGGGACATGCGCAGACCTTCGGACTCCAGGCGCGCGGCGGCCCTGTCAAGAGCCTCGGACATCTTCTTCCTCTTTACCTCCGCTATCCTGTCCGGGTCGAAGCCGCACCACTCCCTCATGACCGACGAGACGTAGAAAAGGCTGTCCTTGTCCCTGGAGGGTACCGGGGGGCTGGGGGGTTGGGGGGTGGTCCCAAGGGACGGCTCGGAGCCGTCCTCGTGCGTGCACACGTGCGCGTCACACGCGCCTTGGGTGGTTATATATTTATTATCTTTATTATCTGGATAGGGGGTGTGGGGGAAAGGGGTCAAGTTTCTTGACGGGTTTTGTGTAGTTTCTTGACGGGTCAAGTTTTCTGACTGGTCAAGTTTCTTGACCACTTCAAAATTAAGGGAATATTCATTCTGTTTCCCAGACTTTCGATCAACCTTTAAAATCCCTTTAGCCTCTATCCTTTTGAGCATATCGACAACCCCCTGCTTCGACAATGCGCACCTCCGTTGGAAGTACGGCAGGGACGCGTGGCAGGTGTGCTCGCCTCCTTGTGTGAAGCCATATATCACGGCCACCGCCATAACCTCGGAGATATTGAGCTCAAGGTCGAACATCCAGTCCTGAACGAGGACAAACGGTCTGATCTCAGCCATACCTACCTCCTTTTGAGCCTCAACGGCGAATCATAACCCATCTCCCGCATCCTCCCGCGCGCAGCCGGGAGAGCGAGGAAGCAGACAGTGAGGACGGCGAGCGACACCGCCTTGATGGCCACGGCGAGCCAGAGCGGACAGGCGTCGGTGACATCCGACATGAGGGCGACGGCAGCTGCAACTGCCACAAGGACGGCGGCTGATCTCGCCGCGATGATGATTCCCTTTTTCATTTTTTTATCTTTTTTTAAGGTTTATCAAAAGCCGCCCGGACGGGCAGGAGGCGGCGTAGAAATAACAGTCGTGAAAATTAATGTCATTCGAAACACTTACCCCGTAAGGCACCAACCCCGGGGGCATCCCGTCCAGCAGCATCACTGCTGTATTTCTCCTAATGAGCGGCCCAGGCGCGCTCTATCTCCGTGCCCTTGTAGTACACACGCCCGGACTTGATGCCCATCCCGAGAGCCGGCCTTATTTGCCCCGACTCCCTCCAGCGGGCTATCGTCCTCCTGTTCACGCCCAGGAGCCTGGCGGCCTCGCTCTCGCAGTAGCGCGATGTCGGCGACACTTTTGGTCTCTCGTTCGTCATGACTTTGGAAATAAAAGTTCCGGGCTGCATCTTTTCTTTGTCACTATTGAGGTCAACCGGGCAAGCTCTTTTTGGTTAGCCCAGTTCGGAGTCCTCTTGCCGTGCCGCCAATTCCACAACGTCTGCGGTGATACACGCAGGTTCACGTAGATGGCGAAGCGCAAGTTCTCCCGCTGGTGGTCGGTCAAGGTCTCCCAGATTTCGGGAAAAGTCCTTGCATCTATGGATTTATTTTCGTTCATTTGCATTTACCTTTAACGTTCAACAAAGTTTTTTACGTTGTTGTTTCGTTTGTTGATGCAAAGGTAAGAAGAATAATTCTTATTAACAAGAATTATAAGAATTTTTTTGTAAGAAAGATTATGAGCAAACAAGAACGATTAAAAAAAGCTTTCCAATACCTCAAAAGTATTGGTACAGTACACACACAGAAAGATGTAGCAGAAGCAATGGGAGCTTCAGAATCTAACGTATCAAGTGCCTTTAAGGGCGTTGAAAAGGTTCTTACAGATAACTTCCTCAACAGATTCGCAAGAACTTATGGCATAAGCTTAGATTGGCTGCTTACAGGTCATGGAGGAATGATAATAAAGAAAGAAGCCTCCGACCAATCGATCCGCGGCAACGTCACGCGTATCGGCAACATCAGCGGCGTGACCAACTCTCCGACAAGCGTCAACAACAACGGCGGAGGAGGAGAATCCGCAGAGCTCATGAGGGTGATAGCGCAGCAGACTGAACAGATAAAGGCGCAACACGAGCAGATACAAAATCTTACAGAAATCATAAAGAACCTGACGGCGAGGTAG